ATTGAGATAGTCGATCCGTTCGTGCTCAGTGAAATCGGCGAGACACCAACAAGGCTCGAGGTCTGCGGCGCGCTGATGTACATGGTCGCCGCACCAGCCGCCGTGCTGTGGCTGAGACTCACGCCGCCTGTTGCGCCGTAGACAAGGTTTGTGCCGCTCGCCGTGCTGGTGCCGAGCGTGTTGCCGCTGATGGTCTGGAAGAAGTTGTGAACGCTGTTCCAGTCGCCTGGCCTGACGAGGTTCGTCGCCGCGACGGTTTCCGTCGAGCCCACGGAATTGAAGACCGTGACCGTGCCGGTGAAGTCGGCGATGGTGTTGGACTTGACGTGCGAGAAGGCTGCCATGTTCTTACGCCGTTATCCAAGCTATCGCGGGGGTGTGGGCCGCATCGGGAGCCGCCTGAACCTCGAACGCGATCCATGCAATCGTGCCGGCGGTGTCAGTCTCGCCGATGGTGAATGCATTCGCATCGGTGCGCGGCTGCGTCGTTGGTCGAATGACCGTTGCCGTATAGAAACCGCCTGCGTGGGTCGTGCTATCCAGCGTGCAGTTGGCGATTGCCGCGAAGGTGTTTGTCGCCGCCCAGTCCGCCGCCGCCATCCACAGCGCAGACCCGGATGCTGTGGGCGTGATCGACTGGCTGACGTCTGTAGCACCGGTGCCACTGAATACGTTTCCCGGCGGGACTGGGTTTGTGAGATGAGCACCAGTAAGGACGTGACAGCACAGCTTGGTCGCTTTCGTGTTATCGAGAGTATGGTTGACCGTTACTGTTCTGTTTTCATTATGGGCCGATATTGCCCACCACGCCGACACTTTGCAGTTGCTGCCAGTATTCGTCTGCGCGATCAGGTTCCATGTCAAAGCAGTACCGCTGTTAGAGATCGAAACCACGCCTACATTGGTGTTGTCCTCCACCGCCCAAAGCGCGAGAATGATGTCATCGACCGCGATGCTCAGTGAGCCGCTCGTGATGTCGAAGAAACCGCTGCCGTGCGCGCGATCAACATTGTCGCTGGTGTATGTGATCGCCACCCTAGAACGACTCCACCAGAATTGCCGTCGTCAGGAGCATCACTCCAAACCATCCAAAGTTGCCACCGCAGACCAATGCCGGCTTACATCCCCGGCCAGTCGCTTCGCCTGCTTGCCGTTGACTCTTAGCCATTGGCTCAACTGCAAGGCGGTCTCGTAGGGCATGCGTATATCGGCGTTGCCAATCGACAGCTTGACGAGCTCGCCTTCGATGCTGACGGCGATCTTTTGCTTGCTTAGAAGCGGCGTCATCAAAACTCGGGCCCATTTGCGCGCTTGAGCGCCGATCCCTTCCCATATTTCGCCCGCCAAAGAGATCGCGGTGCGCCCATCGTGTCTTTCACATGCGTGATGTTAAAAATGTCCAAAGTGATATCGAGCGCGCCAATGGCAAATAGTGGCGTGATGTTCTGGCTCACTACCAAAGCGGATGCGCCCTTCAGAAACAGATTGCCCGCGCCCGACGAATCCGAGCCGATACCGAAGTTCGTGATCGTCGAACCGGTGACGCCGCACTGCGCGAAGGTGATCGCCGCATCGTTATCCGCGACTCCAGAGGCGACGGTCCAGCCCGCAGTAGAACGTGCCACCGATACGCGCACGTAATTCGTGTATGCGCTTTCGGTTGTGTTCTGCGAGCCGCCCTCGCCAGGGTCAGCTGTATGCAGGCTGATGTAGAAGACGCCAGCGGTGCTCGAGCCGCGTAGGCCGGTAGCGTCGCCTACGTTGGCATAGTTTGCGTTCTCGAAGATTAAAGAAAGCAAACCGGACTCAAAAACGTTCGTTGCTGACATATTTAGCGCCTTAGGTTATGATTAGAGAATGGCAAGACCGCATGATTATTCACAGTTGCCCCGTCATCCAGCCGTAAGCGAGCATTACCGGCAAGAAAAAAAATACGGATGGACGACTGTCGTTGCTGACGTCACCTGTCCGACCTGTAAAAAGGTTCGATCTTTTGCGCTTTACACATTGCGACAACAGATGCAACGGCCCTACTTCAATGGGCAATGCATCAAGTGCGGTCAAAAGAATTCTCGTGAAGGAGCGCGTAAAACACTTCGTCTCAAGTTCGAAGGTAAAAAGCGTTTGGACTCACACGGCTACGTAGTCCTAGCCCGGAGCGCAATTCCTGTCGAAGACCTTCCACTAGCAGACGCCATGCGAAAGAAGGCGAGCTTCGTCTCAGAGCACCGTTTGGTCGTAGCTAAGATGCTCGGACGTCCACTGCGTTCTACGGAATGCGTCGACAATATCGACGGCAACAAACAGAACAACCGACCGAGCAACCTCCGCCTTTACCGCATGGGCAACAACGATCCCGGCCATATGCCCGGCCACGGCACCTACTATCACGAGTGGCAAATGGCCCTCGCTCGCATCAAAGAACTCGAATCACGTTAATCAACTGGCGTTGCGTTTACGTCGGCGATAAAGCCGTTCTCATCGCGTACAACTTTGAATACCCATCCGTTGCGAATCGGCGCGTCTTTGCCCGGCAATCCCTGCGGTCCCCGAGGCCCGACAGGCCCAGGCTCGCCGTCCTTGCCTGCTGGTCCGGGCTTGCCAGGCTTGCCGTCGCGACCATCGAGCCCGTCAGCCATCGGCTAGAGCCTTTTCGATTGACTTCGCGTAGAACTTGGCAAGCACGGCATCGACGAGCGCTTTCGCGTCTTCGGCATCGGTATCCGGTCCCGCTGGCGTTCCGGGAGTCGGTCCTGCCTCTTGCGACGAGGGCGGTTCGTTGCCCAGTTGCGGACGTTCCGGAAGCTCGCGGCTCGCGATTTGCGAGAGCGGCCAGTTCTGTTGCTGCAGGATGGGCTCTTCGCCGCCGTCTGCGGGCGGTAGGTTGCGTTTCAGCCGTGCTTCGTTGATCGAGTAGATGCCTGCGCCCGTACCAGCTGCGAGGCTTGTGATATGCGTCGCACTATCCATGCGGAGCAAGTTGTCGAGATCAAATTCGGTGCCAAACGTCCAGCGCGGCCGGCCTGTGACATCCGTAAGCCCGAGCCCTTCATCCAGGCAGAGCTCGATCTGTTCGAAATGCGGCTGCAGGCAGTCGTCGTAATACTGCTGGTTGAGCGCCTCGACATTGTTCGAAGTCGGAACTGGACCGGCGCCGATCTTGTGCAGCGGCATCTGATACGGGCGGGCGATGTCTTCTACGCCCCACCGAAGACCTTCTACAAGTTGCGATTGCTGCGCCGGATAGCCGATCGCGTCGAACTTCGCCCCTCCGCCAGTGACCATGATGCGCCCAAGATTTTCACCAGAGAAGCCCGACTCCAGTATCTCTTTGTACTCCAGCATTTTCTCTTTTGTCAGTTCGGATGGAAACGACAGCAAGCCTCCAGGTCGACTCATGTTTTCGTAAAACTTGGCCGCGAAGTGTTGAGCTCTACCTTGCTGCGTCGCTGTCAAAGCAGCGGCGAACAGCGGCGGAATTCCGCACAGCGGATGAAAGAGCGGGTTCATCAGGTCGTGAATGATCTCGCTCGCCGGCAGCCCCATCCGGCCCGTTATGCCAGCGAGTTCGTCCATCGCTAGCTCGTACCAAACCGAGCCGTCCGGCCCGATAGCAGGCCGCACGCGGCACGGGTTAAGCACATGCATCGCGATCGGGATTCGACGCTCGTCGCGGATCAACAGGACGTAGGTGTTGCCGTACATCAGCTTGGAGAGCATCCAGCAGACATAGAACTGGATGCGGTTCTGGTACTTGTTCGGCTTGCGCAGGACCGGCCAGTAAGGAGAGTTTTCCTCGACGACTTTCCAGATGCCTTGCTTGAACTCGACCAGGTTTACGGGTAGCTTGGCGATGTCGTTCGCGATGCGCGTTGTGCAGGCATAGATCACCGAGTTGCCCATCAACTCGTCGCGGCGGTCGAACGTGATATTGCGCTGCCAAGCGCCCGCGAAGGCTTCGCGGATTACGGGATACCAGCCACCGCCTCGTCCGAGCACCGGCCAGCCGAACGAAGGGACGATGCCCTTGATGATGGTCGCCAGCGCGGTGCGGATGCTCACTTGCCCGCCTTTTTGGGTCTGCCCGGCTTGCGTTTAACAACGAGCGGCTGCGTAGCGACCGTCGGCTCGCTCGCAACCATAGCGTCGTGAAAGTCAGCGAAGTCCGGAATCGCACGCGCGCGCTCAAGCTTTGTCAGCACGGCGGCGACTTGACGCGTCGCCTCAATCCGAACGTCTTTGTCGACAGGTCGCCCTTCGAACGTCTGCGGCTTGAGCGTGATCATTGGGATTTTTTTCATAAAAAGCGGCTACCGAGATGCTCCCGGTAGCCTTTCCTTCTCTTACTCGCCGTAATTCGCGGTCTGGATGTAGCCCACGCCGCTAGCGCGTGCAAGCACCCAGTTCATCGTCCGCTCAGCTAGGAACGCCACGCTGTTGGTCTGGAACATCGAAACGACCGAAGTCGCCGCGACAGTCGTGACCGAACTTTGCGTCGGCGCATCGTCCATCTGCAGCGATGCCTCGTCCGACATATTGACTTCGAAGCCGCCTTCGTCCGCAAGGAAAACATCACGGGCGTTGACCAGAACAATGATGCCGCCCGCCGTAGCGTTCGGGACGTGCTCCGACGTTAGAACCGGGATGCCGGCGAGCGAGCCGCCGTTCATGGTGATGCCCGGAAACTCGGGTTGTCCGAGAGCGTTCGTCAGCAGCGAGATGCCGAGCGCGAGCGCGGACGACATCAGCCAAACGGCAGAGGTCGGCGCGTTGTTCGCTTCGATAAACGTCGTGAAGAGGTTCTTCAGATCAAGGCGCAATGCCGCGGCAGTAGTGCCAGAAGCCGTAATCGGCGTGATGGCGTTGGTGATCGAGGCCGGCGAGATTCCAGCAGATGCGGCCTTGGCCGGGTCGATAAAGTCGATATCGAGACGGCTGCGCAAAGCTTCGACCAGCTGGTCACGAATCCAGACTTCGGACGACGGCGAAGAGTCGCGGATGGCTTCCTTCGTCAGCACGGCGATATTCGCGACTTTCAGCGGCTCGAGCGTGGCGCGCGTACCTGCGAAAGCCGTCAGAGGTTTGGCCTTGCCTTCGCCGACCCAGTAACCCGCACCCGCGCCGGTTTGTGTCAGATACGGAACACGGAAGCCGATACGACTCAGGCTCGGGATGTTGCCAGTTCCGAATTGGCCGATGATGGTCTTCGGACGCAGGTACGCGAGGAATTCAGCGACGATGGTCGACTCGTCGCCGACCAGAAAGTCAGCCCATGTGGCGGTCGAGCCGGCGGTTACTACTGCCTTCGTAACCATGTCCATGTTCGTGATGCCGTTGAAGCCCTGCTCGATCGAGAAGCCCTTGATCAGGTTCGAGATGCGCGGATCATCTTTGTAGAGATTCTTCGCGATCTGCTCGGCCATCATCACATTGCCTTTAGCGCGGCCGAAACACTTGACGACACGTGCGAAGGCCTGACCCGGCTCCAGCTTCGGACCCTGGACCGCCATATACGGCCGATGCCCGTTGAGCGAGGTCGAGCGGACGTCATCGTTGCCGCTGTTGCCGATGGAGAAGCCTTTCAGCACTTGATCGGTATTCGTGAGCAGCGTCAGATGCGCGTCGACGGATTTGATCTCGTCCTGCAGCGTCTTGGCTTTGTCCATTTCTTCGGCTGAACCGGTCTCGCCTTTGGTGACGAGCGAATCGGTCAGACCCTTTAGATCGGTGACGAGACCTTCGCGCTTGCGCTTCGCGGCCTCGATGTTTTCTGCATAATTCATTGAGGTATTTCCTTTGGTTGAAGCCGCGACAGCGGACGAGAGGGATACCGCGCGAGTGCCCGACAGGGCGCGCGGTTCGTGCGTCAAAGATTTGACGACCTGAATGCTGCAATGCATGTTCATCGGGACGACGACCGCTGAAAGCTCAGCGAAGCGCCACGACTTATAGTGATTACCGCCATTGGCAAGACGCTCCGGCTTTTCAATCGGCACAAAGCCGACCGACAGTCCGCGCAAGAGTCCTGCTTTGATTTGTTTCCACGCCATCTCGACGTAATCGAGGCCGGAGTTCTTAGCGATCTGCGCAATGATGTGGATTCCATCGTTGCGCGTATCGGCTTTGACGACATTTCCGATTGGTTTACCGCCGAGCTTCGGATGGCCGTCGCAGAATGGCAGCGGCAGAGTGAACTTCGCGCCCTTCGGTTCGACGATGTCGCCTTCGCTATCTGGTGTAGGTGTCGAAGCGATGCCATGAACAACGCGCTGCTCTTCGTCGACGCTCTTGATCGTTAGAAACGAGTAAGCCTGTTCCATGCGAATCCTTGGACGAAAAAAAGCCGCTGGTTCAGGCGGCCTCTAAAAAACCCCACGAGGAGAGCGCGGGCGGGGAAGTCAAACGTCAGCAGCAAGCACCGACATGACCAGCAGCGCACTCGGGATCGCGATGATCCAAGGCGTGCCGCTGTTGATCGAATAGAGCATGAAAAGCGTGGCGGCGAGGGTCACCCCAAGCTGCCACGCCCGAAACATCAAACTACGCGCGGCACTCCGCAGGAGCGTATTTGCCAGGCAATGTCGCCGCAGCGGGCGCACCAGCCTTACCGGCCGCGAAGCAGGCCCAGATAATCGGCGCTGGCGGCGGGGTTCCAGCAACGAGCGCTGCGCCGTTAGACGTCGGCACTAGAACCATCGTGTCGGCAGCGGCTGCAGAAACACGCGTCGTGTACTGGATCGCAATAACACCGCTTACCGTGGTCACGGTGACGTCCTGCACATTGCGCGATCCGCCTATCGGATTCGTGCAAGTGCCGGCCGCGGTGCAGGTTGTAGCAACGCCAGTACGCATTCCAGACGCCAGCCCACCGTTTACATCCGGCGTTCCGTTGGACGCGTTATCTGCAACCATTACCTTGGCTTCGGAGGCCAGGGAAAGACCCTCCGTAACGCGGGCTCGAATAACGTAGTCCTGATACGCAGGCAGTGCGATCGCAGCAAGAATGGCAATGATTGCGACAACGATCATCAACTCGATGAGCGTGAAGCCTTTCGATTTAATCATTTAAAACTCCGTGGTTAGCGCGCCTTCTCCGGGTCGACGCTAGTGAGGTCTTTTCTTATTCCGCACGCCGCGCGCAAAAAAAAGGGCCGCTCGAAAGCGACCCAAATTCCTAACGCACGGAGTAAAGCTCGTTACATGATGAACAGCGACGGCTCGACCGTCTTCTCTTCGGCCGCTATCGCGCGGCCCGCTGCCATCACTGCAGCGACCACGCCATCGATACGGCCCGTCGCTCTATCTTTGTTCGGCTTGCGGTTGCCGGCCGGATCGGTATCAAGCACCGCGCTCGAAGCGTTCCAGTTCATCACCGCATTGCCGTCGTGTTTCAACAGTCCGGAGATCAGGAGTCTTTCGAACTCGTCGACCGCCGGCGCCATGCTTTTGTAGCCTTGGCGGAAGTTCGCGAGGGGAAGTTGAGCGCCCTCTTCCGCGACCAGAACCTTGAAGTCTTCAATCCGCCAGTCGTCGAAGCCGATCGACTTGACGTTGTAGCGGCCGCAGCAAGCCACGACGCGCGACAGCACGAACGTCTTGTTGACCGCTGCGCCTGGCGTTGTTTCGAGCCAGCCCTGCGCCCGCCATGAGCCGTAGAACACACCGTCTTTGCGTTCCTTGTCGGCAAGGTTGTCGGCTGGTAACCAGAACCACGTCTTCAACCGCCAGAAGGGATCGGCTGTAGTCGGCTCAAACAGCAGAGCAAAGGCCGTCAAGTCCGTCGTTGATCCGAGGTCCAGCCCGCCGTAACAGGTACGCCCTTCAAGCAGCGCTTCGTCGTAATCCTTGTCCTCCGCGGCGCGCCACACTTCAGACGACAGCCACGGATTAAGCGATTCGACCCACTGGCAAAAGTTAAGTCTGCGGACCGTCGATTCTTTCGACGGCATGCCCTGCGCTTCGGTGATCTGCTCCCGAAGGTATTCCGGCCGGATTGCGATTCCAAGCAGCGGATTTGCCTTCGGCCAGCACGATTCGTCCTTGAACGGATCATCTTCAGGATCCAGCGCGCAGACGTAGCCGAAGAACGAGTCATCCTCGAGCATTCCAGCAGAGACCTTGCGCGCGTACTCGTGGTACTGCCAGCAGACCGACTGCCGGTCGGTCCCGCTGTTCGTGATCATCAACATCAACGGCTGGCGGCGACCCTTGAAGCCCGCCCGCATCATCTCGACCATTAACCCGGTCCGGTGTTCGTGGACCTCATCGAGCAGCGCGATATGCGGCCGCGGCCCGGATTGCGAGTCGTCGCTCGAGACGCAGCGGAAGAAGCTCGCGGTCGCCAGGTCGGCGATGTTCCACTCATTACCCTTACCGCCGGCGATGCTCAGCTCTGCATCGAGCTCGGGCGAGAGGCGCACCATAGCGACCGCATCACGAAAGAGTATCTTTGCTTGATCGGTTTTCGTCGCTGCTGCGTAAATCTCCGCCCGAGGTTCTTTATCGGCAACCAGA